CCATCAATTGCTCCTGGAATTACATTCATTTTTATATCAAATAAAAACAATTTATAAATAGCACTCGTACCAGATAAAGAACCAGAATCCCATTCAATTGCTCTAATTCTTGCTGTCCCAACAGCAATTGCACCTGATGGAATTGCTCCTAAAGTTCCAGTATATTTGTTATACAGTGTAGCAGTAGGAAATGCAGAAATATCTGGAACAAAATTCATATTTGTTATCAGAATATAATTACCATAATCAACAGGAAATAATACATCTGTTTCAGTATCAGTTGTTCTAGATTTATTTACCGTAACACTGGTTGGTCCTATTTTTTCTATTTCATAACCATAAACATATGCTTTTCCTGGTTGCATACCTATATCTAATTTTGACTCCCAAATCAAATTGTCAGCTACAGTTGCTGCTCTTGGGGATTGAAATATTTGTGTACCATCTGCATTAAAAGTTGGTTGTCCATAAGTATCTAAATATGGATCTTTAATAGTTGCAAGAGGTGTATTAATACCTCTATTCCAAGCAGGACTTGCAGTTACAGACCAAGTTATGTTAGTATCTAAAGTAACATTTGCTACGTTTGCAGATATAGCATTATTTTGTGATGTATAATAAACACCAGAATATGCAACAATATCACCTTGTAAATAAGCAGTATTTGATGTCCAAGCACCTCTATTATTATTACGATATTCTCTAACATCTATACTAAAAGGTTTAATTGTATAGTTTCCAGATTCATCATAAGTTCTACGAGCAAAGGTATCTTCAAGAACCGAGTATTCAGTTCTATTAACCATATACAAAATCTTACCAGCTTTAACTTGCAAAAGTTGTATAAAATCTGTAGTATCTTCAGAAACTATAGAACGAGATTGTAAGATACAATCTACAGCATATCTGTGTGCTCCAGGAGCAGCATAATTATAACTATTTTGAGCATTGTCTAATAATGTTTCATCAATATCAGGAGTTACAACACTTTCTACAATTTTAAGACCAACTTTAGCAGTTGGAATTTTTGTAAATTTACTTAATATAACAGTTTGTGCTTCTACAAGAACAAAATTACCATGAATATAATAAACGCCACGTTCAATAGAAGCAGCAGAACTTTCGCCAAAAGGAACATTTAATGTAGGAAGAATTTGAACTGTTCTTTCATCTAATGGATTAGTTTCTTCAGTAGTTAATAATTCACCAGCAATAAATGTTTTTTGTTCACCATCTGCAATATTGTTATCAGTATCAAGACCAGAATTGATATATTTAACAAATATCATATTTGCATCAGCAGTTGTTGCAATTGTTGCTTGAACAATTTTAGCTCTAACATTACTGACTGCACCAACAATAGTTTTTCCTATTAATGATGTAATGAAACTTTTGGTATCTACGCCACCATATTTTGCCGTTAGTTTTACATATTCTAAACTGGTATCAAAAGAAATTTGTCCAGGAACAACCATAGCACCTTCTTTAAAGATGCTATTTCCTTGACGTTCAATTTGTTTTTGTAGGATAGTTTGTAATTGTGTTAATTCTCTAGCTTGAACCGCATATCCTGGTCTAAACAATATCCTATGGAATTTTTTATCTTCATCATAGTTGTCAAAATATGGATCTACATTAAAATTGATTGTCATCTTTGATACCTTGTTTGTAATAATTACTATTATTTATATCTTAAATCTAGAAGAAACCGTAATGATTTGATTAGCAGATGCTCTAAATGGTTGTCTATTATCTACATAAATAATATCACCACTAAATCTATTAATATCAGGTAATTCGACTGCTGTTATAAGAAATGTATCCACTATACCTGAAGTATAACTTGAACTATCAGTTACTTTTAAAACAGATGCACCAAATATAGGTTCAAAAGAATTATCAATAGCAGATAATAAAAGACTTTTATTGTATTTTCCTATAACTCTAAATTTATATCTTTTAGATGCATAACTTACAAAAACAAAATCCCCAGCAACAAAATTTCCTGAAATAACATTAGCTGATGTTACTTTATAACAACTTGTTCCAGAAAATCCATTAAACGATAACAAATTATTATGAGTTTTGGGTTTTTTGATTAATGTTACTTGTCTATAATAACTGGTTATCGGAATAGTTTTTATAACATCTTCTATAACTCTACCATAAAATAACACAGTTCTTCCAAACAGTTCATTAATAGCATTTTTACCATGACCACCTAATGGTGAAATAATAGCTCTTGCTGATGCATTAGAGCCAGTTCCTGTTATAACAACAGAAGCATAAGTATAATGAGAACCACCATCAGTATTTGCAATTAGTATTTTTTCTATTCTTCCATTAACAATAACTGGTGTAGCAATACATCCTGAACCATCACCAACAATAGTAACAGTTGCTGTAACATATCCTTCACCTTTATTAATCATTTTAATAATATTAATTGCACCATTTGATGCTAACAATTCTTGTGTAGATTGTTTAGAATCTAAATCATTAACTGTGGTATTAACTGTTATTATAGCACCTGAACCTGTATTATTTAAACTTCTAACAGTTGCAGTTGCTTGTGTATATCCTTCACCAGCATTAGTAATTGTAACTAATTGAATTTCACCAGTAATAGCATTTATAACGGGTTCTATTAAAGCAGAAGTATATGTAGAAATACAAAATCCAGTTACACCATAACCATCAATATCGGTAACAGTAAAAGTTGGAGATGAAACATATCCATATCCGGGATCATCTATCACTATACCTATTATATTTCCATCTTCAATAGTAGGATGTCCAGTTGCTCTTCTACCATTAGGTAAAGATGGATCACTAAATGTAACATAAGCATCTACAGAATAATTAGTTCCTGTTGTTTGAATAGAAACAGAAGATAAAATTGTAGGATTATCTGCTCTTCTACCATCTCCAATTACCTCAATCATAGTTTTTATTAACGTAAATTGAGTTAATGCTGGAACATAAGCAAACGATGTTAATGTTAATTCCGTATTACTTTGTACAGATTCAACGGTAAATAATTCAGTTCCTATTTTTATTATTTTAGTAGTTCCTGTATAAGATCCTATTTGGCTAGTAAATAATGTTCCAACACCATATAACTTCTTAAGATTAGGAACTGCTCCAGTTAAATCAGAACGAACATTACCTGTCAAAACTGTATTAAGAGAATATCCAGAACCTTTATTATCGACAGAAATATTAGTTAATGCTCCATTACCATAATATTGACTTGTCAACACAGTAGTAACTGGTATTTGAGTTGCAGTTAAAAATTTATTTCTTAAATATAATGGTATGTTATACATAAATTTCCAAACATACCCATCTGCTAATGGACCAATAGGAGCAACTTGAGTTCCTGTAGGTTTATTAAAAGATGGCGCATTTTCGTTATTATATAAACATTTGTATACATTATATTCGTCAGTCACTACAAAAAATAATGCAGTTTCTAATGAAGTTGCACCACTATATGCAACATTAGTTGCTGAATAAAAATCATAATCATCATAGATGAAACCTGCTTGCCAATCAGTTCTATCAATAACAATAGAAATATCACTAGGACCAATTTCAGAATATTTTATAAAATCTTTTCTAGTTTGTAATTCAAAAGCAAAATTATCTTCTGCAGCAATAGGAATATCACCTGTTGTTCCCCAACTATAATTTCTACCTAATGCGAAATAATATTTTGCGGTACGTCCAACAATTTCTTGTTGGATCGTTTGTGCTAAGTTACTATGAACCGATGAGGTTAGAATTGAGGTTGCCATTAACTTACCGTTACAACCCAAGTAATTGCGATTGTATCACCTGATTGTTTAGTAACAAGTGGGAATGTAGTACGACATAACATAGTTCCAGCAGTACCAGCATTTAATATTGCTGCTTCATAAATTGTTCCTGTACCAACACCTGTACCAAAAGTAGCAGTATAAGTTACAGTTGCACCAGATACAACAGTATTGGTTAAAGCAACACGACCTAATTCTGCCAATAATGCAGTTTGTCCTACAGCAGCAACAGTTGCATCAGAACCAATTGCCATATTAGACATAATAGTTGGTGGTGAAGATGAACCGAATCGTGAAGCAATATAACCTTTACCAGTAGTAACTACCAAATTTGGCACTTCTAATGTTTCTACTACATCACCATCTATATTTGTCTTAACAATTGTTAAAGACCCCGTTACTTTTAAAAAATCTTGAATCATTGAAATCTCCTAGTTAAAATAATTTCTATCAGCTTGATATTCTTCAGCAAAATAGTTTTCTGTGCCAAAATCTGCATTATAAGGATTTAGTTGAGCAAATCCAGTTTCTGTTGTTGTAAATGAATCTGCTAAACTCTTTCCTATTAATAAAGTATTTATATCACTAGAAATAACTGAATCAGAAAAAGTTGTTCCAAATGTAATAGCAGTAGTATCTGATAAACTAAATGAATCTTCTAATGCCTTATAAAAAACATAACTATTAATATCTGTTGTTGTAAAGGATTCAGTTAAACTTTTAACAAAAGAATAATAAGGTTTATCTACAGTCATCAAAACTGAATCCAATAAACCTTTACTAAAATCTATATCCAAAGATTCAATTACATATATAATCTCAGGAAATTGTTTCTTGATAACAGATACAACAGTTTCTATAGATAATAAAAAGTCATTTTGGATAGAATATTCACCAAATAGTTTTCTGCCAGTTGGGTGAAGATATTGTAAAACTGCATTTTTATAATTGTCTAATTTTTCATCAACCTTAATAACATAAGAATAATCTTGATAAAAATTACCGTCTTGAATATAAGAAACACCAGATACAAAACTATCAGTTGTTAAATAAGCTCCAGGATATTTTGCAACAGAACCTAATTGTATAAATAATAATGCATAATCTTCAGTGATAGTTTTAGCGTTATTAGAATAAAATTGTGTTAAAACATCACCAACATAAGTACCATCAGAATATAAATCTGAACTATATTGGAAATAATCTTGCTTGTTAATAAATCCAGATTCGACAAATGGAAGTGTTGGATCTTTATATCCAGGAGCAGGATTTTGATATATTATTTCAGTACCACCACCAGCAAGATTTCTTATCTGTGATGTTAATGGATATGAAAATAATTCTCCTTCAATAGTAGAATTTGAAATAGTATAATAGAAACTACTTTGATATCCTAGTCCAAATGAAATTATTTTTAATTCTGAAATAGAACCATTAAGTCCTACCTTTGTTACTTTTATTGCTGCGCCAGTTCCTATAGCAGCATCTATAGAAAAAACTTGACCGATACTAAAATTCTTACCACCTTTTATGATATTAATTTTATTGGTGGTTGGTAAAATAACAGCTTGTATAGTTTTATATGTTATGGTATTACCAACACTTATAATACCATAGTATTGCTTATCAAAAAATAATTCATATACAGAATTTGCTTCATCTATAACAGAAATATTTAATATGTGTATTCTTATTCTTTTAGTGGAAGTTTGAACATAAATATATTGATTTAAACTTTCAAATACATCACCAGAACTAAGTTTAACAAAAATAGAATGGTCTTGTTCCCATTTACCATCAGATACTCTTAGTATTGATTCACTTGGATGTTGTATTTCTATACTTTTATTGAATAATAATCTAAACAGTAATTCATAAGATTCTTCACTACCTCTTGAAACAAAATGTTGTTTAAGATAAGCAAGATATGTTTTTATATTTGCATAGTTAGGTGAAGCATGAGCAAATTCGTCTTTAAGTTCATTAACAAATTCTGTTAATGTTGTATCGATATCTCTAAAATTTTCTAAATTTTTATTGACTTTTTGAGTTTCTAAAAATTTATAATATGCTTCAAGGAATTTAACAAAAGTTGGGTAATCGTCTAAGAAAAAAGACGGGACTTGTGTTTGAACTATATCCGATGTTTTGTTATATTTTTTCATTATTATCTACTTGGAGTAAATACATAACCAGCACCACCTTGACCGCCACCAGAAGAAATAGGATCAACTAAAACATTAACAATAATATTGGCAGTATCTATTCTTACTATTTGATGCCTAACAGAAACCACATCAAATGATTGAGGTTTGACCATAATCTCAAATGTATTTGTCGCTAATTGAGTAATATTTAAATCTTTAATGGTTACAATACCTTTGACATAATCAACTGTTCCAATATTATTATCAACAACATTATCAACAATACCTGTTTTAAAATACATTTCTAAAGTTCCAATACCATTATCTTTGATGTAATAGATATCTAAACTATCAGGTATATAAAATCCTGTAGTATCTACAGAATATTCTGGAACACCAGAATAATAAATTGGATTACCTAAATTTACAACATAAGTAGTATTGTAATCAAAAATTGGTGTAATTTCTCTATGTAAAGTGATAGTTGTTATATTACTTTGAATACTATTATTTGTACTATCAATTAACCCACCCAACTTAGAAAATCTAAAAACACCATCAAAACTTAAAAGATTAGTAGAATTATATTTTAATATTGTATCAACAACTGCAGCATTTAAAGTGGTTACACCTAAATTGGTTTTCTTAGGATTATAATATACAGTCGTATTAACATTAATATTGATGTATTCAGGATCTACCAATTGAACTAAAGTAGTCATTACAGACTTTGGTTTTAAGATTTGATTTACAATATAATCTTTATCAACAGAATCTAAATAATCAGCACCTTTTGGTTTAATAGATAAGAAAACTTTTCCATAAACTGGAGGAACATTTTCTTCACCACCCCACACATTAACTGTATCTACATTAGGATAATATCTATAAACTAAATTTTTATAATCTTCTTCTGTAACTGCTCTATTCTGCATAGAATAAGCTCTTGGTGCATTAAATTTTATGCTATCAACACTTTCTATTGATGTTCCACCAACTGATTTTTTATTAGTAACTATTGAAGATTTTGAAACACCACCAAATTGATTTGGAGTTATAGCAAATTGAGCACAATCATTAGCATCAGCACCATGTGTTGTTAGATAAGTTATCGTAATCATATTACCATTAGATAATTTTTTACCTAAACTTCCGTCACCAAAACTTATTTCATACAGCCCAGATTCTATTTCTTTTAAAAAGTAAACTTCACTAAGATTATTCAAAGAAAGAATATCATCGGCAAGACTATATTTTACTGTTATATTTGTTCCAGAACTATCATTAACATATACTTTAATAGTTGAAGTATCACAATTAGGATTTGAAATGGTATATCTTGATTGAGGAGCAACTACATATTTTTCTGTTAAATATGTTCCTTCTACTATTTTGATATTTGGAAATTTAAACACAGAACCAGTATATTCTCCAATAACATCTTCTTGATTTAAAAACGTATATTTAATACCATTAATGGTGGTTGTAAAATTAGTTCTTGCTGGTAACAATAATTGATTATTAGCTGTTGTAATTCCTGTCACTGTCAATGTAACAATAGCACTAGAACAAGTCATAGATTTAGGAGTATATCCTAACATTTTAGCAATAGAAACAACACT